TCCCAGGTTCAAGTCCTGGAGGGAGCACATGCACCAGTAGCTCAGTTGGATAGAGCATCTGCCTTCTAAGCAGACGGTCACAGGTTCGAATCCTGTCTGGTGTACCAATTAAATTAAACAACATGCCCGATCTAATTTGCAGAGAATGTAAAGCAGAGAAATCTGTAAGAAGCCTCACCATGAAGTTCAAAAATGGTAGTGTTTACTACCCTGAAGGACAGTGTGAGTGCGGTGAACAAATGGAGATTAAAAACCCTAAAGAAGGCGTACCTTCGCTGGGAAGGATGAACTCACACGGACAGAGCTATTGATGTCTAATTTAATCGACATAAAAGGATATGAAACTAAGGGGATTAAGATCGACCCTAACGGTACAGAAGGAGAGGTTATCGAGCTCCACGGGTTACTCGTGGTACTCCCAAAGAAACCGAGTAAATCGGAAATTCTCTTCCATGACCAACCAAAGAGGTTGCAGCTGTGGAAACGCACACCTATGCCAGAGGAAATGCGTAGGATACGCAGTATGGATGAGTGGCTCGAAAAACCTGCCGAGTTTCGGAACAAGTTTCGTTCTTACGTCGAACAAGAGTTTCAGCGTAGGCGCGACGGTGTATGGTTTTACAATAATGGGGAACCTACGTATATTACAGGGAGACACTATATGTTTCTACAATGGTCTAAAATTGATATCGGATACCCATCATACCTTGCTTTCCAAAAAGACATCTTTACGCACATGGCTGCTTGTGAAGCTGACCCTCGTTGTTTCGGTCAGCTTTATACTAAGTGTCGTCGTTCTGGCTACACTAATATATGCTCTGCTGTCCTTGTGGATGAAGCTAGTCAAGTTAAAGAGAAGCTTCTTGGCATACAGTCGAAAACTGGTAAAGACTCGCAAGAGAATATTTTCATGAAAAAAGTAGTCTCTATTTTTAGGGGCTACCCATTCTTCTTCAAGCCTATCCAGGACGGTACCACCAACCCCCGAATGGAGCTGGCATTTCGTGAGCCATCCAAGCGTATCACTAAAAACAACAAAACGTCACACAGGGGTGACGCTCTAAACACGGTGATAAACTGGAAAAACACCACAAACAACGCATATGACGGTGAGAAGCTACATATGCTTTATCTCGATGAGGCTGGTAAGTGGGAAAAACCAACCGACATTAGAGAGGCTTGGAGGATTGAGCGTACTTGTTTGATCGTAGGGCGCAAGGTGATAGGTAAAGCCATTGTGGGTAGTACGGTAAACCCCATGAATAAAGGAGGTGAGGAATACAAAGGGCTGTGGTATGATTCTGATCCTAACGAAAGAAATAATAACGATAGGACAAAGACAGGTCTTTATAGAATATTTATCCCAGCCTATGATGCCCTAGAGGGTTTCTTTGATGTATATGGCAATGCCGTTGTAGAAGACCCACCCCAAAGCGTACACATACACGGTATAGATGGGGATACCATCGAAATTGGTAGTAAGACCTATCTGAAGAATGAACGCAAATCCTTCAAAGACAACCCATCTGAACTAAACGAGGTTACCAGACAGTTTCCGTTTACCGAAGATGAAGCATTCAGGGATAGCATTGAGGGCAGTTTATTCAATATAGGAAAGATATACCAGCAGATAGAGCACAACGAGGAGCTGTATCCTAACCCTGTGGTTACAGGAAACTTTACCTGGAAGGAAAAAGACAAAGAGGTTGTTTTTTCCCCTACACCTAATGGTAGGTTTAGGGTTTCTTGGATGCCTGACCCCTCTGAAAGAAATATATTAAAAACAGAAAGAGGTAAAAAAATAGCTCCGTTTGTTTCTTATGGCTGCGGCGGAGTTGACTCCTATGACTTAGATGCTACAGTCGATAACAGGGGATCTAAAGGGGCACTACATATGTACAATAAGTTTAGTATGAACCGCCCCTCTAACATGTTTGTTGTGGAGTATGCATCTAGGCCAGACCTAGCGAGTATATTCTATGAGGATGTCCTTATGTGTGCATTTTATTATGGGTATCCTTTGCTTGTAGAGAACAATAAGTATGGTATCGTAAGGTACTTTGAGTCAAGAGGTTACGATGGATACCTAATGGATAGGCCTAGGCATCTCATGAGTAGTTCTTCTCATGTAAACGTAAAGACAAAAGGAATACCATCTAACTCCCAGGATGTGATACAGTCTCATGCCCAGTCTATAGAGAAGTATATTCATGATCACGTTGGTGTAAATCACGAAAGCGGAGAGACTGGCGCTATGTATTTCAATAAAACCCTTGAAGATTGGATTGGATTTAAAATAGATAAACGAACTAAGTTTGACTTGACTATTAGTTCAGGGTTAGCTTTACTTGCGGCTCAGAAGGAGAAAGAAAAACCTAAGTCTGACTTTAAGGAAAAGGTGTTTTTTAGAAAATATAAGGTCTAACGACGATTTGTTATATTTGCAGAATATGCATAATGCAAGTAAATTATGAGCCTCGATAAAAATAGCAAGCATTCTTTCCCAAACCCTCTAGCGGACGCATCAACTAAAGAAAGCATGTCTTATGGGTTGCAGTATGCAAAAGCTATTGAAAACCAGTGGGGCAAGATAAAAGAGTCTACATCTCTTTACGGTAGAAGAAACACGATATTCGAAAGAAGCCGAGATTACGCTAACGGTACTCAAGACACCAACATATATAAGAAGCTTCTTCGTTCGCTTAATCCTAACGATGGAGACGGAAGCTTAATGAACATGGACTACACCCCTGTTCCTATTCTACCCAAGTTTGTTAGGGTTGTTGTAAATAAAATACTCTCTAAAGATCCTTATCCAAACTTAGAGGCTATTGATCCTCTTTCTTCTTCCGAAAAGAACAACAAGAAAAGAAGGATGGAGATTCAAGTTGAGGCAAAAAAACAATTGCAGCAACTTAAACAGCAGACGGGTATGGTAATTGGCGAGGACCCAGATCAGCTTCCAGACTCTCTGGAGGAGGCTGAGATCCTTTTAGGTACTAACGTCAAAACTGATGCAGAGATTGCCGCTCAGATAGGAACTAACATGACCCTTTCTTGGAACAACTTCAATGACGGGACTCTACGGAGATGCGTTAATGACCTCGTTGCTCTAGGTATGTGTGTGGTTAAAAGAACTAATGATCCTAACCACGGGATTAAGACTGATTACGTAGACCCCTCTACGTTTATTCACAGCCATACAGAGGACCCGTTTTTTGAAGACTTGATATACGCGGGTCATGTTAAGTCTATCTCCATTCAGGAGTTAAGAAGAATATCTGCTGGTGAGATTACAGAAGAGCAGTTAGAGGAGCTGGCTAAATCTGTTAAGGGTAAGTACGGTAACAACCCAAGTTCTTTTGGTAAAAACAGCTATAATAACCTGTCTCAAAGGACTGATTATGGTTATGACGAGTACATGGTAGATGTTCTTGAATTCGAGTTTATCTCTGTTGACTGTATTTATTTTGAAGAGAAGGAGAATCGTTTTGGTAACGTAAACTTCTTTATGAAGGGATTTGAATACTCCGAAAAACCAGGCAGTGTATATGAAAGAAATCCAGTTAAAATGGATGTCGCTACCGTGTATGGGGGTATGTATGTCATGAACGGATCTAACATCGTATTTAATTACGGAAGATCTAAGAACGTACCAAAAAATATACACGATATATCATCTGTTAGGTTGTCTTACTCTCCAGTGGCTACCAACATTCGGGACATGATGCCGAAGTCTATGGTAGAAAGCTGTACTGGATTTGCTGATATGCTTCAGTTGACTCACTTGAAGATTCAGCAGGCTATCGCTAAGGCAAAGCCAGACGGATTGATTATTGATATCGAGGGATTGGAGAATGTGCAGCTAGGTAAAGGTGGAGACCTACAGCCTTTGGACTTGCACGATATCTACGAGCAGACTGGTGTATTCTATTATAGAAGCAAAAACCCAGAAGGAGGATTCCAAAACCCTCCAGTAAGAGAGATAGGAAATAGTATTCGAAATATCAACGAACTGATTGGTCTGTACAATCATTATTTAAAAATGATTCGAGATGCTACAGGCGTTAACGAAATGATGGATGCTTCCACACCGAAGGGTGATACCTTGGTGGGTGTTCAGCAGAATGCTATCGCAGCAGGTAATAACGCCATATACGACATCACTAATGCTTCTATGATTCTTTACAAAAAGGTTTGTGAAGACATAGTTAAATGCCTGCAAATCATACCAGAAGAGTCTGTTCTTCATGAGATATACAGTAATGCTATAGGCAAGGAAAACATGGCTGTTCTTTCTTCTTTTAATGATCTCCCTATGTATAACTTCGGTGTGCAGGTGGTGAAAGAAATGGAAGACAAAGACAAGGTATACTTAGAGCAAAATGTTCAAATGGCTATTCAACAAAAAGAGATAGACCTCGAAGATGCGATTGCCATTAGAAACATGAAGGATGTTAACCAGGCTGAAAGGCTTTTGGTGGTAAGACGTAAGAAGCGTATGGCTCAGCAGCAACAGATGGCTGCTCAAAACTCACAGATGCAGGCTCAGTCAGCGCAGCAAGCCGCTCAAGCTGCTTCGCAGGCTAAGATGCAAGAAATGCAGATGGAGGCTCAGCTAGAGGCTCAGCAAATGCAGCTTAAGACCCAGCTTGAAGGGCAGCTAGAGGAGGTAAAGCATCAGTTTAGGAAGGAAATAGAGATCATCAAGGCTCAGGCTACCCTTGGATTTAAGACTGAAGACCAAGAGTTTAAGGAAAAGCTTGAGGTTTTAAAAGAAGACAGGAAGGACGATAGAGTAAAGAAGCAGTCTTCTGAGCAAAGTAAATTACTCTCTCAGCGTCAAGGAAACAGAGGGGAGCTTCCAGAGGCGGGGGATAGCGTAGACAATATTGTAAACTCACTATTAGGATAACATGGCAAGTAAAGTAAACCTAGACGTAGCTGAAAAGCTTGATATCACTTGTAGGAGAGGAGATACCTTTTCCATTAGCCTTACATTAAATGATTCTAGCGGAGTCGCTTTAGATTTGACTGGATATGAGTTTTTAATGGACGTAAAAACTAATCCCGTTCGATCTAGAGCAGGAGTTTCTGAAAGGGAAGTGATTGCTTCTAGCAGCCTTTCTTCTTCGACTTCAAACGCCAAGGCTTTAAGCGAAGAACAAAGATCGAAACTAAGTAATGGGTTTGTTTTTAGCGACGGCACTACTTCTGGTGTGGTTACTGTTACAGCTTCAGCGGATACAATGAAGGAACTGCCTGTTGGTTCTTTTACTTACGATATTCAACAAAAAGTTAGTGAGGTGGTAACCACTATACTAAGAGGTTCATTCACTGTAAACGAAGATATCTCTAGATAACATGGCTATAACGGTTACAACAAGCGGGTCTACCTCGGTAACAGTTACGTCCCCAGCATCTAGCTCTTTAACGGTTACAGAAAAGGGCATTAAGGGCGATACAGGCGCTACAGGCGCTACAGGCGCAACTGGTCCCACGGGGGCTACAGGTTCTGCTGGGCAAGGTGTACCTACAGGTGGTGTTGAGCGTCAGGTAATAGTTAAGCAGAGTGGAACTGATTACGATACGGCCTGGGATTATGTTGAGTCTGTATACCTCCAGGTTCAGAATGACGACGGAAGCACTCTTTCCGCTGGTACGCCTTTGTACGCTAAAGGTATTTCTGGAGCAAGCATCCTAGTCGGCGCTGCGTGTGCTAATGACTCCGCTAAAATGCCAGTTGTTGGTGTTCTGCTCGAAGAAACTTTAGACGGAGCAAACGGTGAAGCGATTGTGGCTGGCCTGTTTAATAAAACTATCACGGGGCTTACTGGTGTTTCTGTAGGGGATATAGTATACGTTAACGGTACGGGTGGTCTCACAGCAACAAAGCCCTCTGCTTCTACAGATCTTATTCAGAACGTAGGCATTGTGCTTCAAACCAATGGAACCAACATCCAGAAAATGAAGGTTTCTGCTATCGGTAGGTCAAACGACATACCGAATCTAGCAAGCGGTAAGTTCTTCATTGGCGGCACTACGGGTCAGGTATCTCCATACACTCTGCCTATCGCTGACGGAACTAACGGCCAGGTACTAACAACTAATGGGAGTGGAAACCTGGATTGGGTTGATCAAACCACAGATACGAACACTACCGATTTAGTTAGCGATACGTCCCCACAGCTTGGTGGTGACTTAGACCTAAACGGGAATAAGATTACGAGCGCTTCAAACGCAGACATCCTTATTGAGCCTGACGGAACTGGGGATATTAACCTTTCTGCCGATCAAATCAACCTTACGGACAACTCCAATTCTGGTTCAATTAAGGTAACCTCCGATAGCATTAAATTTAATAGCACCACAGTCGGTGACATTTTTACGGCGTTTACCAACCAAAACAGATTTCTTTTTCAGCAACCTGTCGCGTTAGGCACATCCGCTCCGACGTCTAAAACATTGATTGGCAGCAAGCGAGATGACCGCATCCACATCATTTGTGAAAACGCTGCTGGAGATGATAAATTCAAGGTGGACGTTGATACCAGCGGAAACGCAACAACTACTATCGCGGATACGTTTATTGCAAGCGGACTCACGTACCCTACCTCGGACGGAACTAACGGCCAGGTACTAACAACTAATGGGAGTGGAACTCTTTCGTTTACCACTGTGTCGGGCGGGGGTGGTAGCGGAGACATCGAGGGCGTTACCGCAGGCACTGGCCTTTCTGGAGGGGGTACTACGGGCACCGTAACATTAAACGTAGAGGCCGCCCAAACAGGAATTACTTCTGTTGTGAACTCTAGTTTAGAGATTGGTAGAGATGCCGATAACAGAATCAAGTTCGGAACTGACAACCAAATCATATTTGAGGTCAGCGGTGGCGATAATGTAATCATGAAGGCTTCTGGTGAGATAGAAGCTACTAAGTTTGACGGAGCTCTTGAGGGTAATGCTGATACAGCGACAGCTTTGGCTTCTGCTGTAAACATCGGCGGGGTTAGCTTTGACGGCTCAGGCAGCATAGACTTGCCAGGTGTAAATAGTGCGGGAAACCAGAATACTTCAGGTACCGCTGCGGTAGCTACTGCGGTAACAGTAGCTGACGAAAGTAGCGATACTTCTTGCAACGTACTGTTTACAACAGCAGCAACAGGAGATCTAGCGCCCAAGTCAGGAACAAACCTAACCTTCAACTCTAACTCAGGTGTATTGACTGCTACAGGTTTTGCTGGTGCTTTGACTGGCAATGTTACTGGTAATGTTTCTGGCACTGCGGCTACTGTTACGGGTGCGGCTCAAACCAACATCACCAGCCTTGGTACTTTGACCACGTTAAGCGTTGACAACATTACCGTTAACGGAAACGCGATAACTTCTACCAATACTAATGGTGATATTACCCTCACGCCTAATGGCTCAGGCAACGTAACTCTTGGGAACTTTACATTCAATGCCGATCAGTCTGTAGGCAGCGGTCAAGACAACTATGTTTTGACCTACGACCACAGCAGCACTAGTATAGGATTAGAAGCAGCCTCTGGTGGCGGAGGAAGTGGCGGAATCGGAACTGCCGACCAAACTCTTGATGCTGATAGAACCATCGACACTAACGGCTTTAATCTTGATATTGAGTTAGACCCAACAGGCACAGCAGATACCTTTACTATCCACGACGGTACGCACGATCTCTTCCAGGTAGACACGGGAACGACTGGAACCATCTTCAGCGTAAACGACGTATCTGGCTTACCGCAGCTTTCAGTGAACTCAAACGGAATGTTGAAGCAGGCGGGTGACTACCCGTTGAACATAAGTGTAATTACTTGCACAGCAGGGTCTCTTTCTTCTTCCGATAAGCGATACCTTCCTATTGGGGTTGTAGAGAGCATTAATTCAACAATCACAAACAACAGTGACTGGGAGTCTCACTACGTAGCCCCATTTAACGGGAAGTTCTTAAGGATTGTAGTTCAGTTTAGCCATTTCGGTACTGGCCCAGGTTCAACAGTCCTCGGTTTTCACAAAAACAGAACAGAAACCGCAACCGCATCGATAACTGCCACCCCTTCTGGAAGCGGAAACTTCCACACACAAGTGTTTGATTTCGAGAACGAAGCAACAGACTTCGACGCAGGAGATATTTTAAGCTGGAGTGTAGACCCTACAAATACTATTTACTATGTAGCTGCTACTATTGTTTTGGCTTTAGACCCATCAAACAACTACTAAAATGCATTTCGAAGACAGACACTATGTAATCTTTGACCTCTCAGAGGTAGATACAATCGACTTCTCTGAAGTCATGGAGACATCAGCAGACACGCTGAGAAAGAACTTAGCTAACACGCAAAGCTTTGTGAAGTACGAAGGGGACCAACCACCTTCGATAGTTGCTCTTACTACACGCAGTCAGGAATATTCTCACGAAGAGATTATTACGCTGTTAGCTGGACCTGAGTGGACTGATCCTAACGCAGAGATCTAAATGGGTGGGTTTGCAAATAACGCACCTATCGTAACCGATGGGCTAGTATTCTATGTAGATGCAGGAAATGACAACTCGTATCCTGGTAGCGGTAATACGTGGACGGACCTGTCAGGGGGTATTAGCAATAGTTTGGCAAACGGTCCTACCTTTGACTCAGGGAGTGGTGGAGGGATTTCGACTGACGGTTCTGATGACTACATAACGCTTCCTACAGGAGTCGTTCCATCTAACACAGACGTTACCATATCTTTTACCGCAAGGAACGACTACACTTCACTTACGACCAACAGGGGTATATTCGCCATAGAAGGAGGAACGGGGAGTAAGTTTCAGTTCTTTCTGGGGGGTACTACGGGTGGCCCCCACGGAAGGGTCGGAACCTACAATGGTAGTGCTTATGGTAACTCACCAGCTGGATATATGCAGTTTCCTATAGGAGAGACGCACTCGTTTACATTGGTAATCGACAGCTCTGGTGACTTCAAACTTTATAAAGACGGTGCTTTAGAGGCATCAGTGTCTGGTATTTCATTCACGGCTAATGCAGCTACTTACCTAGGTCGGTACCCAGCTAACTCAAATCATGGAAAGTTCACCTTTTACAATGCGAGAGTTTACAACAGAGCTTTAACGGATGCCGAAGTACTCCAAAACTACAACGCCCTTAAAAACCGTTTCGTATGAGCTACAGCTACGGGAAAAGCATAGTAACGGATGGGTTGGTGTTCTACGTGGATGCGGGGAACATTAGGTCGTATCCTGGTAGCGGGACTACGTGGACGGATTTGATTGGATCTGATGATGCAACTCTGACTAACGGTCCCACGTATAGCTCAGGTAACGGTGGTTACTTTAACATGGACGGTGTCGATGATATATTGACCGTTGGCAGCACGGGTATTGATGTGTATTCAATCAGCATGTGGGTCTACTTAAATAACACAGTAACCGCATCTACAACTAACATGGGGTTGTCCTGCCTGAACGGGTCGGACGGAACGGGCGCTGACCCGTTTCAGGGTGGGCTAACATTTGGCTCAACCACCTCATATGCCACAAGCGAAACGCTAACTATATTGGACGGAGACGCCCTTACTGGATTTGGGCGTACATACATCAGAGACACTATACCGACTGGTTGGAACTACATTACCTTGAATTGGAATGGAAGTCACTACGACTTCTACATTGACGGGGTAGCCAAGACTACATACGCAGGCAGCACCTCTGGTTCTGGCGACGGTCACACACCACTCACTACGGCAAGCAATCTAGTGATTGGAGCGTCTTACTATTCGACAGGTTTAAATACCTTTGGCGGCAGGGTTGCTACATGCGCAATATATGACAGCTCGCTTACGGCAGCTGAGATTACTCAAAACTACAATGCACTCAAAAACCGTTTCGTATGAGCGTAAAGAGTAATATAGGGGTAGTAACTGATGAATTATTTCTTTATCTGGATCCAGGTAACGAGAATAGTTATTCAGGTAGCGGGACTACCGCAAATGACTTATCGGGTAGTTTAGTGGCAGATTTAGATAACGGAACGTCTTACCTATCTTCTAACGGTGGTGTATTTAACTTCGATGGCACTAACGATTTAATAGACCTTAAAAGCAATTTAGCCAGCGGCAAAGTTAACTTTAGCGTTGGCGGGTGGTGTAGATCTCATACCAACTCTAGTGATGGTACGTTTTTCGGGCTGTGGGCTGCCACATCTGGCAGTGCTGACCAGTTTCTTCTTTGGTGGGATGTGGATGGCGCAAACCCTAATTGGAGGTTTATAATGAGAGACGGAACTAATACTGTTAGATCTACTTCAGATGGACAGGATAACGGAAATATAAATCAATGGAGCTACATAATGGTAACCCATGATGGTAGCGGATTAAAGCTTTATATAGATGGCGCTCTTGATCAGTCTGTCTCAACAAGCGGAAGTATAAGAACGTCTAGTGAGGTTTGGGCTTTAGGTAACCAAAACATCGGGGGAACCACTAGATATTTAGATGGTGAAATAGGTCCATTTCACGTCTATAATAAAACCCTTACTGCCTCAGAAGTCCTCCAAAACTACAACGCATTAAAGAATAGATTTATCTGACTATTTTGTTTTTATTATCTTTGATTCATGCGATGCTGCAAAAAGTATAAAAAAGGGGGTAACGTAAGTCTCAAGATGGGTAAGCACAAGTCCCGTTCTGGAGGACTTACCGCCGAAGGTGTGAGAAAGTACAATAGGGAAACAGGTAGTAACCTTCAAACTGCTGTAACAACACCACCCTCTAAACTAAAGAAAGGAAGCAAAGCAGCAAAAAGAAGAAAGTCTTTCTGCGCTCGAATGTCTGGTGTAAAAGGACCAATGAAGAAGCCTAACGGTAAACCAACCAGGAAGGCTCTTGCCTTGCGCAAATGGAACTGCTAATGAAGACCGTTAAGTATAACAAAGGCGGAAAGCTTTCTGTCTCTAGTAAAAAAGTATCTGTAGACCCACCAAGCGGTTACCACTGGATGGAGGAGCAGGGGAGGTACTATCTAATGAAGGGGGATTACGCGCCTCATCCTGGGGCGGTAAAGGAAGCAAAGTTTAAATTGGTCGGTCATGAAAGCTAAAAAGAAGAAATTTCCAGATCTAACTGGAGACGGCAAAGTAACTCAGGCCGATATAGTTAGAGCTAGAATAGCGTCAACTAAAAAACAAAAAGCTATTGCACAGGCAATGGCAGGTGGAGCGGTTGTAGGGGTTTTAGGCGCTACGTCTAAAGTAAACCCAAAGGACTACCCTACAGCTTCTAAAAAGAAGTATAACAGCGGAGGGAAGGTGAAGTCTCGCGTGAACGAAGCGGGTAACTATACAAAACCTGGAATGCGTAAGCGTTTGTTTAACTCCATCAAAGCGGGATCCAAGGGGGGTAATCCTGGTCAGTGGTCAGCAAGAAAAGCACAGCTTCTCGCTTCTAGATACAAGAAGGCTGGAGGGGGATACAAAAACTGATGCGTCTTAAGAAGTCACAGAAGAGCCTTAAGGACTGGGGTAGTCAGAAATGGATGACTTCAGGTACTCACGCTAACAAAAAAAGCGGCAAAGGCAAGGAGGTTAAATCTGAAGGTAAGAGGCGATACCTCCCTAAAGCGGCTTGGGATGCACTATCATCAGGTGAAAAAGCAGCAACAAATAAAGCCAAGGCTAGCAGCAACAAGCAGTTCGTTTCTCAACCCAAGG